TTCTGATAAATCAGCCATCTTATTCTGCTTTCTTTGTACCTCTCCAGTCGGGAAACTCTGTTCTTCCAAAGTTTGGTCCATAAGCTGTCCACATATGCACAGTCGAACCATGCTTGACTATAACAGGACCCCAGTCGTCAAATTTTAATCCTGGAATATCCATTTGATTTACATATTGATGGACACCATTAGATATTAATATATGATCATTGTCACCTGCGTCCATGCATCTTTGCGCCATGTTTATTCCTGTGCCGCTAACGTTTGGATTATCATTGATATCTTTTACTGGAACAACGGGGCCAGAGTATACTCCGTTACGTAATCCTATTTGGGGATGCTTATAAGTCTTTTTACCTACGTCAACAGCACACTTGAATGCAGCGTGCACAGAATTAAAGAATACGAGCGCCATACCGTCTCCTGTAGGCAATATTATTAGCTTGCCCTGTCTATTTGCCTGCTGGAACCCTTCAGTACCTTTAACGTAAGATATGAGCTCGTCTGTAACTCTTTTCTGTTCGGCCGTGCTCTTGTTTGAGTATCCGACAATATCCATAAAGTATGTATGAGCTTCACAGGGACTATCATAAACTAAAGACTCGCCTTTTAGTTTGAAAGGATCTTCTCCCCATTTCCATTTGATAACTCTTTGTCTTTTCTTTTTATCTTCCTCTTCTTCTATTTTTTTTCTAACTTCTGCTGCTTTTTTTTCTTTTTCTTTCATTTGTGCTGCGGCTACTTCTAGTCTTTTTATTTTATCAGATTTAGACTCAAACAATTTACCTAGTAATCCTTCTGGTTGCTTGGGAGCATCTTCATATTCATAACCCTTAAATTCTGGCTCGCTATCACCACCAACTTGAACTTGATCTATAGATTGTTTGTATTTGACTTGACCTCTAGTAGAATGTTTCATTGCACCTTTAGAAACAAGATACTTTAACATTTCCTCATTTTCATTATCATTAGCTATTTCCCAAGGATTTAGTTGATCGAGTTCTGGTTCGAATGTAGATCCATTAACGTTAGCTTTGTTTTCGAGCAATAATTTTACTATTTCAAGATTGTTTATTTCAACTGCATAATGTATTGCCATCCATCCTCTAATGTCTCTTGCGTTTATTTTTATCGAGTCGTCTTCTAGCAAACACTCTATTTCATCAAAGTCTTGCATTTGCACAGCTTGATGTAAGTTTAAATCTTCGCCGTAAAACTTGCCGCCCTTTTTAATTAAGTTGTTTATTATTTTTGTACGATTAGGCCCCTCCGCAACATCCATTGGATAAACTATTGGAGTTTTATCTGAACTATCTTCTTCAAGGGCGAGGTTCCAATCGTTTTGTTTTTTCTTTTCTGGGGGCACGCTTTTGATGTTTGGCCTAATTCCAGCATCTAACATTAATTGCACGATTTTAGCCTTGCTATGATGAGAAGCATAGTGCATTGGACTCCATCCCAGTTCTTTATCTAGAGATAAAAAAACTTTTTGATTAGTCATTTGGGATAAGGCTTTTTTTATACCCTTAATATTGCCATTGATAGCTAAATTATGTATTTCTCCCATATTTTTATTTTACACGTATTTTTATTGAAAAAAGTGTATATATAATCAAAGGATATAAAAAATGGCGAGAAACAGGACAATTTATTCAAATGAAATTTTGATGGTAGCCCCGTCGGCAACTGGTTCACAAGATCTAAATTATGGAGGCCCTGGAGAAAGTCTGATTAGACAGCTTAAACGCGTCCAAAACGTTAACTACGCATTCTCAATTAACAGAACTGATACTTACCAATTTGGTCAACTATCTAGAATTGATTCCGCTGTTTTGTCTGCACCCGCGGTTTCACTAGATTTTTCTTATTATCTTACTGACGGACAAAATGAAAATTTATTAGGATTTGATAATGCTGAAAATTCAAATTTTTTAGCAGAAGACTTTATAAATGATCAAGATGGTAGAAACTTTTACATTTATACTGCAGACCAAAAAAATGATGCAATTGGAAGTATTGTAAACCTAGAAAGTCAAGACGACTCAGGAAAGAGTGTTACAGCTATAGGAAACTGCTACGTTACAAATTATTCAGTGAACGCAGCAGTAGGCGGGCTCCCAGTTGCGTCCGTATCAGCAGAAGCCTTTAATATCAAAGTTGATGCAGGCAATAAGGGTGGCACAAGCCCAGGAATTAACATAAAAGAAGGTACAAAATCAACAAATCAATATGTTATTCCAAATGAATACATCAGTACTGGTGAAGGCGTAGCCCAACTACTTCCAGGAGATATAGAAGTAGATTTTGGCACTGGTTCACTGCTAAGTTTAGTTGCTGATAGTGACACAAGAAATTCATCACATATTCAAAGTGTTTCAATAGACATTCCACTAGGCAGAACAACACTGCAGAGAGTTGGTAACTCTTTTGGATACTCTAAAGTCCTTAACACTCCAATTACTGCTTCAGTAAGTATATCAGCGATTTTAGCGGATCGACCAAACGAACACCGCTCTTTGTTTGAAGAAGTTTATTCAAATAATAGTAATGACATTAAGATAACAATGCGAAAGCCATCTTCCGCAGGAGCAAAACAAGGAGATAAATCTATCATATATACTTTAAAAAATGCTACATTAGCGAGTGAGTCTTATGGAATGTCTATTGGAGACAATAGAAGCGCTGACTATACTTTTACTGCTCAATTAGGAGATCCTGCAACTGTTGCTGACGGATCATTAGGAGGAGCTTTCACAATGAACTCTTCAGGGATTTACGAACAGTTACAAGTTTTTGAGACAGGAGTGTCAACAGATACATCGAATCATTTTAAAGATAACATTGGTTATGGTCATGCTATTGCTGCCAACAATGATATTTTAGTTATTGGCGCTAGTGGATTTAGAAACTCTAATTTTGAGCTTGGAGCTGCATATATTTACAAAAAAGAAAAAGGATTTTATAAGCAAGTTCAGCTTACTTCTGGACAAAATCACGCTGCAGGCTTAAGCAATCCAAGTTTTTTTACTTTTGATGACGATGATAAAGATGTAAATGTTGGTTTTGATGTAGCAGTTAGTCCACAAAATCTTATTGCTTTGGGAGCAATGAATTCAGACTTTGGCAGCAGTGCTGTTGCAATACTGCACCCAAATGATACACTAACAAACTGGACTGTAAATGATATAGTAACTGGAGCGGCAGATGCACTGGATACTATAAATCTTGGTCGAAGCATAGCTTTTGACAAAGAAGTTAGCGGAACAACACAATGGTTCGCTGCTGGAGCGCCACTTCATAGTCCCAGCGGCGAGTTGGGTATGGTGCAGGTCAGGTACGGAACTAAAGGCGAAGTAAATAGTTTTGCGGGTTATGAGTTACCAAAGTCAAATACTGAACTACCAGGATCTGCCGTTCATGATGTAAATGAAAGATTTGGAACGTCAGTAGCGATACATAATGGGCGGATCGTAGTCGGCGCACCAGGTTACTCTGATCAATCTGGAGTTGCCTATGTTTATGCCGCTGATGGTACAGGCCCACACACAAGCAGCGCTTCATGGGTTGAAGTTGCCCAATTAACAGGGCTTGAGGCTGAAATTGGAGATGCTACTCCTGCTTTTGGTCAATCTGTTGATATATATAGCAACACTATAGTTGTTGGAGCGCCCAGTGGGTTAGTCAATAACCAAGGATGCGCAGTTGTTTTCACAACTGACCAAACCTACAGAGGATGGTCTTTTGCAGCCACCTTATCTGCATCAGATGCAGCCAATGGTGATCTTTTCGGACATGCGGTATCAATGCCAAATAGCAGCACAATTGTTGTCTCCTCACCGAAAGATAATTATGACTCTGTTAATAACGGCGGTTCTGTATATGTTTTTACAGGCGCGGGAATTAATTGGACAGAAACGCAAAAAATAAAATATACTGGTTCAATTAGCCACGATGAGTTTGGTCGTTTTAATACTAGCTTAGCAACAACACAAAAAGATATCTTTGTCGGGGGGGAGCCACTGGCGGCAGCAACAGAAAAAGTTATTCGCTATAGAATATAACAAGTTTTAGTGTAATATATTATGGTGACAACACCAACATTAAGCATTAAAAATTTAATAAAACAATGGCTAGAAAATCTGCTATCAAGGCGGTGTCTAATGCTGACGTTATTTGCGAAACTGACGAAAACAACATAATAGACTGCATGTCTTCTTTGAAAAAGAAAAAAATAAAATTAAACCCAGTAAAATTTACTGAAAAACAAAAACAATTTTTGAAATTATCGATTGCCAAAGATACGAAAATGATGTTTGTACGCGGTCCCGCTGGTACGAGCAAAACTTATTTAGCTGTATATACTGCACTTCAACTTTTCAATATTAACAACGATTATGATATTATGTATGTTCGTACTATTGCTGAAAGTGGTGAAAAAGGCTTGGGCTCGCTTCCAGGAGACGTTAATGAAAAGTTTAATCCTTTTATGATGCCATTAAATGATAAGCTCGAAGAAATGATAACTTCACAAGAAAGAAACTTTTTAGAACAAAAGAAAATCATAAATGCTATGCCTATAAATTATTTGCGCGGCTCAAACTGGATTAACAAAATCATTATTGCAGACGAGTCTCAAAATTTTACCGCAAAAGAGTTAACAACTCTAATAACAAGGCTAGGAGAAAATAGTAAATTATTTATTTGCGGTGACCCTATGCAAAGTGACATTAATGGTAAAAGCGGGTTTAAAACTATATCAAATCTTTTTAATGATCAAGAATCTAACGAAAAAGGTATATATTGTTTTGACTTTTATAAGGAGGATATTGTAAGAAGCGAGATACTTAAATTTATTGTTGGTAAGCTTGAAAAACTACAAGAAATTCCTGCTCCAGCTAAAAAAAGAGCCACAAGACAAAATAAAAGTGTAAACACTAAACGTTCAAGTTAGAAATATTTTAAAAAATATATAAAATAAAATATGCCATTTAGATACTGTACACAATGTGGTTTTAAAAACGTTTATACTTTAAACGAGGCAAAATTTTGTGCTGGTTGTGGGCAATCACTGAACCAGGCGACAGCAGGCAACGAACCACAAACCACGAACGCACCTCACCTGCAATCAGCACAAGCTAATTTAGAAGAGCCAGCGGATATTCCAAATATTTCAAAATTAGAATACTCTGTTGATGTTGGTGCAAACAATAAGACCACTATTGGTCAAATTATCAATTCAAAACAATCTTCATCTGAAGGTACGAGGATCTCAAATACTAGTCAAGCTTCAAAAAGAATGACTCGAGAAGAAATTGAAGCAGAAACTATGAGAGAATGTCAAAGTGCTCGTAACAGACCTTTAGGTGATTAATGCCTTGCAAAAAGAAATATAAGTACGAAGACAAAGTCGAAATTATTGACGCAGAGCTTCAAAAAAGAAAACACAAGTGGCATTTAAATGCACTTGCATGGTTTGATTTCGAAGACGTTGAGCAGATAATAAGATTTCATATTTTTAAAAAGTGGGATCAATGGGATCAGTCAAGAAATCTTGAACCATGGATTAATAAAATTATTTCTAACCAACTTAAAAATATTCTAAGAAATCATTACAGTAACTTTGCGCGACCATGCTTAAACTGTCCATTTAATGAATCAGAAGAAGAAGGCGGAGGCGAAAACAGTTGCTCATTCACGCCAAGCAAAAAACAATGTTCTGAGTGCAAGCTTTATGCTAAATGGGAAAAAAGTAAAAAGCATGCGTATGATATTAAGCTGCCATTGGCGCTTGAAAATCACCAACAAGAAGTATTTTCTATTTCAACAACAGAGTTTAATTTTGGTGACTCTATAAAAAAACTACACATTGAAATGAAGTTGATATTAAATACAAAACATTATAAAGTTTATGAAGATTTGTTTATTAAAAATTTGCCAGAAGATGAAGTTGCAAAAGATCTTGGTTATACCACTAATGAAAAAAATAGAAAAGCTGGATACAAACAAATTAAAAACTTAAAAAAGATGTTTAAAGAAAAAGCTATTTTGATTATTAAGGAAAAAGACATTATAATAACAAATGAGTGAATTAACTGAAGAACAAAAAAAGTTAATTGCAGAAAACTATAAATCCATACCAGACTTAACACGGCTAACCCAAATAGTATCGGGTGATGATACTATTGATGGCAGAAGTAAAATTGGCAGATCTATCAGAAAGTTCATGGTTGATCAGGGTTTGAACTATCAAACTTCTAAGCACGCAAAAGTTGAAGAAATAGTTTTAACACATGAAGAAAAGGAATTTTTAAATTCTCATGCTGGCCAAGATATGTCAAGTATACAATTAGCGGAGTTGTTGTGGCCAAATAAAGAAATAAAAAAACTTTCAAAAGAGCAAAGAGTTGTTGCAGATTATATCAAGAATCATCACCCAGATTTTGTAAAGTCAGAAGAAAGCGCGGTGGGCACAAAATATAGTCCGCCTAAAGCTTTATCAAGGTCAATCAAAAAGATAAATGACTTTGCGGGTAAAGATCTTGATGAAAACAAACTGCAAATGCAAGACAGAAAAGCTGCAGAGAATCTAATGAACTTTTTGTCAAGCCCTAGATTTTTACAAGTGATTAACAACTATGGATCGCAAGAAGATAGAGAGCTATTTGAAGCAGAGTTTGTAAGATGCGTTTGGGATAAGCCAGATTTAACGTCCGACGAAATTAACTTGTACATCAATGTATGTATGGATTATATAAACCTAAAACATATTGAACAGCAAAAGGCTAAATTAAATATGATGTTTGATGATGCCCAAGATCAACAAGAGTTTACGATTCGCTTAACAGAGATTCTAAAGACTAAAAGCGAAGAATATAATCAATGCGCATCACGTATGGACAAATTGATCACTAAATTAAATGGTGATCGTGCAAAACGTGTCGCATCTAGGAATCAACAGAACGCTAGTATTTTAAATATTGTTCAACTTTTTCAAGAAGAACAAGAGCGCGGGATTATGGTTAAGATGGCTGAAATGCAAAAGAAAGTCGTACGCAAAGAAGCAAATGAACTTGAATCTATGGGCGAATGGAAATCAAGAGTTTTAGGAGTAAGAAAAGACGATGTCATTTAACTGTAAGGAATGTGGTAAGGATTTTGGCTCTGAGGCGGCGCTTCACCGTCACCTAAAGGGCCATGATATGACACTTGCGGATTATTATACAAAACATTTTCCAAGAAAGAATTTATTAACTGGTGACCCTTTGCCATTTAAGAACAAGAAGGATTATTTTGCAAAAGATTTTTCTACATACAGTCAACTGTTGAAATGGTGCCACCATTCAGATGTTAACGAAGTTAAAAAATATACTTTGAAAAAACTGAAAGAACGCATACAAGAAAAAGAATTAAAACTTGGCCCAACACACTTAGAACTTTTATTAAGTGATTTGCCCACAATAGACATTTACAAAAAGTTTTTCACAAGTTATTCTCATGCCTGTAGTCAGGCTGGAGTGCGTCCAATGCTATATAGAAACTTAGATGAAACGTTTTTTACTCAAGAAGGTTTTGACAACTTAGAAATAGTTATTGACACACGCGAGAACAATCCACTACCTTTCAAAAATACTAAAAAGTTTGCATTAGACTTTGCGGATTATACCGCAAGTGGCGCTAAATATGATTATACATTTGTAGAAAGAAAAAGCGAATCAGATTTTAAATCTACAATGTCGTATAACTTTCCGCGGTTTAGAAAAGAAATGGCAAGAGCAAAAGCGATGGACAGTTATGTGTTTGTTGTGGTTGACAGCAGTATACAAAAAATTAAAAAACAAAATCACTTTTCTCCACATCCTGCAAACTTAAAATTTATTTTTCATAATATGAAAGCATTATGCCACGAGTTCCCAGAAACATGTCAATTTGTTTTTTCTGGTAATAGAACTTCTTCGATGGATTTGATTCAAAGAATTTTATATTTTGGAAGAAAGATATGGTATTCTGATTTACAATATCACATAGACGCAAGAAATTATGGCTTGGCAAGAAGGCAATCAAAAAAGAAGACTCAGCAAAACCCGCGATATAAACAAAGAGCTTCTTGAAGGTGATCTTGGTTTCTTAGAAGAAAAAGAAGCCAAGCTTTTACTGTATAAGTTCTTGCGAGAAAACACAACTTTTGCAGCAGATTTATTGATGGGTATAAAACTTTTTCCGTTTCAGCATATGTCTGTAAAGGCCATGTTTGAAACAGATTATTTTATGGGCGTGTGGTCCCGTGGTATGTCAAAGTCTTTTACAACCGCTATTTTTGCTGCGCTCGATGCTACATTGAATCAAGGAGTTGAAATAGGGATACTTTCTAAATCTTTTAGGCAGGCAAAAATGATCTTCAAAAAAATAGAAGATATTGCAGCAAAGCCTGAGGCAGCGTTATTTGCTCAGTGCATCACAAAGAAAAGTAAGAGTAATGATGAATGGTTGCTAGAAATTGGCAGTTCAAGAATACGAGCGTTACCATTGGGTGATGGTGAGAAACTACGCGGTTTTCGTTTTCATAGAATCATTATTGACGAATTTTTGCTCATGCCAGAAAGAATTTACAATGAAGTTATTGTGCCATTTTTATCTGTGGTAGAAAACCCAACACAGCGTGAAGATTTATATAACCTTGAAACAGATTTAATTAAACAAGGAAAAATGACTGAAGCAGAAAGATATGTTTGGCCAAACAATAAACTTATAGCACTTTCTTCTGCGTCTTACAAATTCGAGTATATGTATAAATTATACAGTCAGTTTGAAAACTTAATCTTTAATCAAAGCTCAAAAGACACTGCGCATAGAACAATTATGCAATTTTCATATGACTGTGCTCCTAAACAGTTGTATGATCAAAACTTAATTAATCAAGCAAAAGCAACCATGAGTGAGTCTCAGTTTGATCGCGAGTTTGGAGCAAAGTTTACAGACGACAGTAGTGGTTATTTTAAGATTTCAAAAATGGCAGAATGTACTGTACCAGATGGAGAAGACCCCTCTATTGAAGTCGCTGGTGAGCCTGGCGCAGAATATTTATTAGCCTTCGACCCAAGCTGGGCAGAAAGTGAAAGCTCTGATGATTTTGCCATACAAGTTTTAAAATTAAATAAAGAAAAACAAATTGGTACCGTTGTTCATAGTTATGCACTGTCTGGCGCAAACATGAAAGAGCATATTCGATATTTTCATTATCTACTTACTAACTTTAACATTGTGATAGTTGTAGGCGACTATGCTGGTGGCGTACAGTTTTTAAGCGCATGTAATGAGAGCGAAACATTTAAGAAGGACAAAATTAATTTAGGAATTATTGACGTTCCATTTGAGCATTCTGAAAGTTACAGACAAGATCTACAAAACGCTAGAAATTCTTACAACATAAAAGAAAAAAAGATTTGCTATTTAAGAAAACCTACAAGCAATTGGATTCGACAGGCTAACGAGTTATTACAATCTAATTTTGATCATAAAAGGATATTTTTTGCGTCAAGAGCTATTGACGACTCGTATCAAAACCAAAAAAGAAAACATATACCAATTGACACATTAAAATATCTACGTTCTGGTGATAGTGAAAAAATGGGCAGAGAAGCAAAAATGATTGATTTCATTGAACATCAAACTGACATAATTGATCTAACAAAAGTAGAGTGCGCACTTATACAAATAACAACTACCTCTCAGGGCACGCAAACCTTTGACCTACCGCCTAATCTCAAAAGGCAATCTGGCAGAGATAAAGCTAGAAAAGATAGCTACTCAGCTTTAGTATTAGGCAACTGGATGGTAAAAACATATTTTGATATGATGAACTTTAAACAGGAATCCGTTCAATCTACTTTTACTCCCATGTTTATAAACTAAAAGTAACTTTTTTAACTTTTAAAAGTTAACATTCATAACTTTCGTGTAACTAAAACAAATGGCCTCTAAAAGAAAATATACAAAGAAATCGGAATATTGGAATAAATTTGGTAAAGCTAGCTCTATTGAAGAAACTCTAGCTAATAATCCTTTGTTACAAAATAGCACGTATTCTCCTAGTATTGAGGGAGAACCATACATTGGCTCAACCGCAAAAGCGTCCTATGTTAGAGGTGGAGGAGATCCTGCGGTAAGAACCCGCTCAAATAGAATTCATAGAGTTCCTCAAAGAGACCAATACACGAATATCCGCGATGGATTGCTGCCATATGATTATGCAGTTAGCGGCATTAATGTTAGAGAAGCTATCGAACTTTGTCAAAAAGCATATGCGAATGTGGCTATTTTTAGAAACGCTATTGATATTATGGCAGAATTTTCTAATGCAGAGCTGTTTTTAGATTCTGGAAGTAAAAGGTCCAGAGATTTTATTGAGGCTTGGTTTAGAAAAATTAAGATTTGGAAATTAAAAGATCAATATTTTCGCGAATATTATAGATCTGGTAATATTTTCTTTTATAAAATTGATGGCAAGTTTAACACCGAAGACTATGTCAAGATGCTAAAAACCTATGGGTCAAATGGAACATCTTCAAATAAATTACCAATTCGTTATATTATGCTTAACCCTTTTGATGTTGTCGCAAGAAGAACTACTGGGTTTGAGACCACGGGAGTTTATGCGAAAGTTTTGAGTGAATATGAGATTGAAAGATTAAAAAATCCTAAAAATGATTATGATCGTGAAGTTTACGAGTCTTTACCGCAAGATATGAAAGATAACTTTAGTAAGAACGGATATTTTCTTGATGGCGCAAAGCTAGAACTAGAGCCAGAAAGATTAAGATATTCTTTTTATAAAAAGCAAGACTATGAGCCTTTTTCTGTGCCATTTGGATTTTCAGTTTTAAAAGATATTAATATGAAGCTTGAGTTTAAAAAAATTGACCAAGCTATTGTTAGAACTATTGAAAATGTTATTTTGTTAATCACAATGGGTAATGAGCCCACCAAGGGAGGCATCAATCATAACAATCTCGCAGCAATGCAAGAGCTATTTAGAAATGAAAGTGTCGGTCGAGTCTTAATATCTGATTATACGACTAAAGCTGAATTTTTAATTCCTGACATGAATAAAGTGTTAGGATATGAAAAATATAGAATTGTTAACGAAGATATTAAAGAAGGTCTACAAAATATAGTTGTTGGTAGTGAAAAATACAGTAATACAGCAGTAAAAGCAGAAATCTTCTTAGAAAGACTAAAGGAAGCCAGGGAAGCTTTTATCAATGATTTTCTACAACCTGAAATTAAGCAAGTGTGCAAAAATATGGGTTTCAAAAATTACCCAATTGTAAGATTTAAACAAGTCGACACCAAAGACGAGACTCAGCTGCAACGTGTGGCGACACGACTTATGGAGCTTGGTTTAATGACTCCGCAACAAGGCATGGATGTCATAAACAAAGGAGTATTTCCAAATTCAGAAGAAGTTGACAAAAGTCAAGAAAAATTCATCGACCAGCGTAAGCAGGGATATTACAATCCGTTAATTGGTGGCGCACCCATGATGGATCTAGATGATGATTTAGGCAAGCCAGAAAAAAGTAAGCAGACTGTGCCAGGAACTCCTGGCCGACCAAGCGGCACTACAGATATTCCACAAGAAATCGCGCGTTCAGAAATATCTGCTAAAAATATTACAAATGTTATTCATGCAAGTGAAAAACTAGAAACTTTTGGTAAGAAACAGGCAAGGAAACATTATAAGATCAAAAGACTATCAAAAACACAAAATGAAACAGTCAATGATTTATGTAAAAAAGTGATTATGGCTAGTGATATGGAAGATTGGGAAGATCAAATCACTAAATGTTTTGAAGACTCAAACTCTATACTCGGACTATCAACGATGGAAGAAGTCGAAAAGACTGCAGAAGAACATCACTTAACTGATTACAGTGCAGCATTGATTTATCATTCGAAAAATTTCTCAAACGAATAAAAACTGTGTAACACGTTAATAGGTACTAACAGTTTACGTACATGCATAAATACACAACAACATTCCTGCAGCCAATTATTGCATCGGCAGATATTGATCAAAACAACCTGCAGATTTCTCAAGCATCACTAGACAGTTTAAAAACATTAATGCCCGAGTCGATTGACTTGGACAAAAATATTGATTTAGTTGGTGTGGCATTTAATGCTGCTGTTGTTAACAAGTTTAACAGAAATCATGATGGTATTGGTACTGATACAGCTTTAGCAGTCAAAGATTATTTCGTTCACAAGCCTACAAACATAGAACACAAAAAACAAAGAATTGTAGGCCATATTGTTTCTGCCGCTTTTTCTAGTTACGGAGATAACGAATTAGTTTCTGACGAAGAACTAAGAGAAACAAAAGATCCTTTTAACATTGCATTAGGTGCAGTAGTTTACAGAATGGTTGATAAAAAGTTTGCAGAGTTAATTAACCAGTCAGTTGATCCAGAAAGCCCATTACATAATCAAGTTTCTGCAAGTTGGGAGATAGGATTTAATGACTATCAAATCGCTCTGGGAAGCGAAGATTTATCCGAAGCGGAAATAGTAACTGATGAAAAACAAATTAAAGAGCTAAGTCAGTATTTAAAAGCCGCAGAAGGTAATGGTACTATGAAGGATGGTACATTAGTACGAAGACTTGTAGTTGGCAATGTTTATCCTTTAGGAATAGGGTTTACCGCTAATCCAGCTGCCGAAGTAGAAGGCGTAGTTTTAACAGAAAATACTAGCGTTTCATTTAACGATAAAGATGATGCGTCTATTATTGCCCCAGAAAAAGCCGACAAAATATTAAAAAATATTTTAAATTTTAAAAATAAAATTTCACAAAGTGAAAAAAACACTGTAAAAAATCAACAAGAAAGTAATTCAAGCATTATGAATCCAGAACAACTCATCCAAGAGATTAAATCTGTGCTAGATGAAAAGCTTTCTTCTGAAAAAGTGTCTTCGGACAATTTCGCAGAAGAGTCTGTGGCTTCCATTTCTTCTATTGTGAATCAAGCGATTCGCGAAAAGAATGAAGAGTACAAAAGTAAACTCTCGAAGGCACAAGAAGAAAAAGCTCAAGTCGAGGCTCAGCAAAAAGAACTCACCGCATCAGTGGAGACTCTTAGCGAGAAGCTCCAAGCGGCCGAAGACAGAATTCGTCAATTCGAAGAAGATATCACCCGCCAGCAGGCAGTTGCTAGATTCGACGCTCGTATGGAAACAATCGAGCAGGGTTACGAATTAAACGAGGAAGACCTTAAGATTGTTGCATCTGAGGTAAAAGACCTAGAAGAGTCTGATGAAGCTTTTGCTTCTTATCAGGAAAAGCTTGGTGTTATCTTCGCTCATAAGAGTAAAGAATATATTCAAGTTCAGAAAGACAAATTTGACGCAGCTGTAGCTGAGGCAGTAGAAAAAAAGATCTCTTCTTTAGAAGAGTCTAAAGCTTCTACTGACGAGCCAACTGCAGAAGTAAATTTAGAAGAAGTTTTAGATGACGCTCAAGAGACAACTCCTGAGATTGCTAATACCAACGAAGCTTCCTCTGGAGAGGCGGAAACTCTGAAATCAAAGTTCCAATCCGCGTTTAGCAAAGAAAACATTAAAATAACCTACTAACAAGCATTATGGCATATAGATTATTACCATTCAGACAATACGACGAAAACGACGTTATTAATCTGTTCGCCAATGATACGTCGGATGCTAAGCCGACTACCAATGGGAACGGAAGTGCAGGAGTTTTTGTTAGTATTAAAAGTGGTGGAGGAAACTTTAGCAAGGATCCTGTCACCTACGTTGATCGTACGGAGCTTTCCGCTTCTTATGATCATGTTAAAAACCAATATCCTGAAGTTCAGCTAAAAGTGGAGGCCGCTTCGGTCGGTGCTAAAGCTGGTGAAGTTATTGGTGTTACATTGAAGCAAACACTTGAAAAAGACGAGAATGATGAGAAGCTTCTCTACAATCCCGTCAAAAGAGATGAGCTTCAAGCTGTGCTCTCTGGCCAGGCAGTGCCTATCGCCACGAGAGGTATTTTCACTTTAACAAGTGATGCATTTGACAATGACAACGACGGCACCGCATCTTGTGCTCCTGGTAGAGCGGCGATTATTTCTCCAGAATCAGCAGGCAAGTTAAGCGGCATAGCATTTTCCAGCCTTTATGGCGGAACTGCAGCTGGTGTTACAGAAACAGGATTCGTGCATACTGCCCAAGGTGGAACCGAAGTTGATTATTCACTTAATCACGTAGTAGGTACTTGGATCGGCTCGGGTCATAGAGACTCTGTTGGTCCTGTTACCGATGTCCATCGAGGCGCTTATGGCGTACTTAAACTTAACCTCTAATCTTAGAGAAAGGAAATAAATAAAATGAATATTACCTTAAAAAGAACAAATGAACAGCTTGAGCTAGTTCAGGCAATGGCCTCTAAGAACAGAGACGTCGCTTATGAAGCCCAGGTTGCTTTGGCTGAGTTTATCGGCCCAGTCATTAATGAAGTTGTAAATAACGCTCCAACTTTGAGCAATATGTTTACGCCTCTTCAGTTTAATGCTGATGACAATCCAAGTATTCCTTTGGATGTTTATTACGATGTAGCTGATGAAGATTACATTA